TGCGCTTGTTGCACCCATCGCGTAGGTCCCCGCTGTCAACGTAGCAGTAATTTCACTGCCGCCATCCTCGGTAAAATCAATCTTATCGTTAACTCCTGCCGACACGGTGAAACTAGCTACTTCCGTAACGGTATCCGTTCCGAAAGTTGCCATAAGAATTTCACCGATATTTTGCGGCTCAACTATGATTTTGTATTTTGCACCGTCAATCTTAGCGGGGCCTTGACTGGCTTTCAAAACCATGTCTGGCTTTGCTGCGATACCTTTATGCTCAAGCAAAGTTATAGCAGGGAAGATGCTTTCCGGCGGGTCAAATGCTAGAAAGGTAGATATCGTGTCATTGAGTGTTCCTGCCGATGATTCTTTTGCCAGCCCAAGAGTTCTTAGTTTACCAACGTAAGGCATAATTATGCCCTCCTATTATCTGATTATGCGGTCTTTAATTTCTATGGTAAACCGCCCCGCCCTGCAATATGTGGCCTTATCGGCCCACTGAAAGCTAAACGTAGGGGAATACTGGATATTACGGATATTGCTATCAATCCAATACCCCTCATAATATAAAAAATTATTAGATTGGCTAGATGTTTGCAAATCTCCCAATGCGTTGTTGCTGAATAATTTAAGCAGGGCATTCATGCCGGAGGTTTGCATTTCCACAAGCCCATCACGGCTATTATTTACAAAGTAAAACCAAAGCTCATACGTCCCTGTCCAATCAGTTTTAGCTGTCGTACTCATCCCCTGTATATCACTCACTGGCTCAATCATCACACAAGGGAAAACCAAACGCTCTTGTCCTGCGCTTATAGGCCGGTGCCCGTGATAGACTTTCTTAAACACCCCTACATACTGCGTAATCAAATCGTCCATCGCTTGCAATTTATCAAGCGTTTCATTTTTGAAAGTTGCGAGTTTATTTTCTACAATAACAGGCATTATCCACCTACCGTCGCGGCAAAATCAATTCCCCATTGCGCCATTTCCTGCTTTGCTGCCATTGCTTCAAAACCTCGTGCAAGACGGATATTTGCGAAGTCCGGGCCGTCTGAAAAATAATCTTGCACATTTCTGTCAATCATCCGCGTATCGGAATTGTTGAGAAACACGACGGGGCGCAACATCCAATTACCCCGAACCTTAACTTCATTATCAGTACTCCAAGGAGTGCCAAAGGCTGCTTGCGTAGGCCCTGCTACGTTTATAAATCCCGACGTATCAGTAAGCGAATCCACTAATTCGCCTGTACCATGCATAAGCCAATCTGGATATCCCTTTTCTCTTTTCTTATTTTGATAAGCGCGGGATTGCAATGGCTCCCATGTGCAATCGGTGTCTTGTTCTATACCGGATGATTCCCGCCCTTTCGCGCGGTTAAACTTGGATTTATTTCCTTCCGCCCATTCCTCTATTACCTGTTCAAACACTGGTGAAAGGTCAGCGGCGCGCGCTTGCAATTCAGCGAGTTTGTCTTCGCCTTTGGCGATAAGCACGATATTAAATTCAAGTTTTGCCATAATTACCTTACCGGCGTATACGGCGCAATTGACGGAGCGACTGATACTGAAGCTGGAGCGGAACGCTGCCCATGCCGCTCATAAAATGCCATCTTCATAGCGTCGGCTTCTGCTTTCTTTTCTTTTGCAAGGTTAAGGTAATTTGCAGTTACAACATCTACACTCTGACCCTGTCCGCCTCCTGTAGAATTAAAACGGGAGGCATACCTAGCCGCCATGCGTTGATAGAAGTGCGAGGCGGCATATAGGTTAAAAGCATTTGTCAATCCCGAAGGCACAGTATCCGACGGAGAATAGCCTATGTCATATGAGGCTTGGTCTAGGAATGTGGTGAAGTCGGTATCGGTAAGCCACTGCCAGTAGTAATCAACATACCAAGGATTTTCTGTGCCCGTAGGAGCGGCGGTAAAAGTCAAAAGCCCGTTTGTATTGTCAACGGTAAATCCTGATTGTGTCCGTACTGTTGTCCCCGTAGTGAGATAAACGGAACCTGGCACAATAGGATAATAAAGGACTTGAAATACCGTGCGCGAACTGTCGCGCTCATTCTGTGGAACTTCGGCGCGCGCTTGATGGCTGGTTGAGGTATCGTCAACCAGTCCGCGGACTGCCGTTATCTGCGCCGCGCTCCATGCCATGTTATGCCCTCACCGAAATTCCTTGCTGTAATTCTGCCTTTGCTATGGCTTTATGCAAATCTCCGTCGGTAAGTGTTACCGCAACGTAGAGAGTTTCCATAGCGTTCAAAATCTTGCGTTTGTCGTCGGTAAAACCTGCTGCCTTTTCCGCTTCATCTTTGAAATAATCAATTGCAAGATGGAGCGTCGGGTAGTACCGGTCTATGTAAAGCTTTGTGCGATACTTCCCCGGATTAATTTCAAGCTCTTGTGAACTCCAATTGTGAAAGGCTATGCGCGCTTTGTAAATGCTCTCTATTATTTTGTCAATAGGGCAAGCATTAGCGCGCTTATCCACTATCGCAGAAAGGGCGGTTTCCCTTTCCTGCGCTTCTTGCAAATCCCTTTTTTCTGATTCCGACAATGCCGTAGGAGATTTAGGCTCAACCCTTATCTCTCCGTGTCGGTAATGTTTATTTCCCATAGTATCCCCTTCGTGATTAATCTTGGCAGCGGGGCCAGTTCCCCAGCCCCGCCACCTTGATTATTGTTAGGTCAGCGAGGCGGTGCCGGACGCGCAAAGGTACCAGAAGCGCGAATCAATCCAGCCCACTTCCCAGCGAGCGCGGGTGCGGAAACGCCACACGTCGCATTCAAAGCTGGAACCACTTGCGGGATTTTCCTGCAAGATTTCCAGCGGGTCGCGGACCTGCATAACCATGCCCTTGCCAGCCATTCCCATAGCATAAGCACCAGCGGGAAGGAACTTATCATAGACGGGGGTTACAAGACCCGCCATGACGTTCTTAGCGAACAGTGCGCCAACGTCGGTAGCTGTGCCACCCGCGCCAAGCTTTATAGCGTTTACGGCGGCGTAGGTCTGCGAATTGAGAAGAGTATCAATCGCAAACTTGTAATTGGCGCCAGCTATAACCGTATTGGGAGTAACAGACAGCTTTATGCCGTTCCCGTCTTTCTGAAGCATAAGCTGAATCCAAGCGGCTTGGAGGGTATCCTGAACGTTCGTTGAAAACGACGTAGGCCGATTTGCGCCACCGCCAAGCAATGCGGTATTCCACACCGAAGTAGCACCCGCAACGCCAGTAACGTCAACGATATTGGGGTCCGCAGGTATGCTATCAGTGCCATAGGCGGGGTAGTTGGTATCAGACGCTATGGAAATGAAACGATGCGCACAGTTATCATTTTCCACAAGAGCCATATTCTCGCCGCCATCGCGGGCGCGCTGCACAACCTGCCCGGTCTGGTCATCGTCTATAAGCTCTCTTTCCACGTCAATCAAGCCGCCGAATTTCTCATTTTCAATGAGAATGTCATGCCCGGTGAACTTGCCAATAGCCTTGAACGGCTGGCCCTTGCCGGTGCGGACGGGAATACCCGCGCGGTACATGGGAGCGTACGGCTCAATGGACTTGTTGGATACGGTTTTCTGGACATATTGGTCATGGACGGTATCCGCCATTTCGTACCAATTGTTTGCGATGTTGTTGATTCCGGCGCGCAGAACTTGCCCCATCGCGGAGGCCGAATTTGCCTCACCAACTTTACGGTAGACAGATTCATGCAATTTACGAATGGAATAATCCGGTTTGTTTTCCATGCTCTCGGCGAGTTTGGAAACGTCTATGCCGAATTGGCGCTTAACGCTTTCAACATTGCGGGCGTGGCGCGATTCAAGAAAATACTTTGTTATTTTCTTGTTGCTTTCTTTAAGCTGAATAGGGGTCATGTATTATGCCCTCCTTATACGATTGCCGCGCCGGTTATGTCGCGGTTGTAAACCAGAACCTGCACGGTGGTACCAGACGCGCCAGTTACGGAACCGCTGGTATTTTCAAGCCAAACGCGCCCGACGGGATATGTACCTGCGACAGTAGTAACAGTCTGTGCGTCTGCGCCGAAAGAAACCTCAGTGCCGTGATAGTAGGTTTCGCTGGCGGTCGTTTTAAGCGTAACCACACAGCCGTAATGAACATCCGCGCCGTTCTTCTGATAATTATCAGTGGAGCCATAAACGCGCGGGTCAGTAGGGTTAGCAACGCCAGCTATACCAGCAAGATACTGGCAATTAGCGTCAGAAGCAGCAACCTTTAGCAGATGCGTTGAGTGGTCAAAATAGACCAAATCGCCCTGATTGAAATTATTGCTGCCGGAGGTGTCGCAAGGGTAAACCAGACGTTTACCTTCGCGTATGAATATGTTTGCGGAAGTTGTGGTCATTTTTCAATTCTCCTTTAATCGAATATGCCGCGAGTACAATTGGCAGTATCAAGAATTTCACCGCTGCCATTAGTACTTTCATTAAGCGGTTTACCGCCGGTGCGAAGCTCCACCAGTTTTTTCTCTCTGGATATAGCAGCTTCAATGGCTTTAAGCGGCTTTTTGCAAAGCGTGTCAAGGTCTATAATCTCGGCGGGGATGCCCGCTTCTTTGAGTTTATAGCCGATAAGAACCGTTTTAGATTCAGCAGCTTCGCCTTCGGATTCACCATCAGCATTTACTTTTTTCTCGGGTTCTACAGATTCACCACCACCCGCAGAATCGTCAGCGGCTTTGCCGTGCAATTCGTCGTGTAGAGTTTTAATCTTGGCGGCGATATCTTCATGCTTTTTAAGCAGGGCTTCATGCTCGGCCTGTAGTTTCGCGTGTGCGTCGGTTACTCTAGGCAGTTCTCCTTCGGCTTCGCATTTCTCAGCAGCTTCAGTGAGTAGCGCGGTAACCTTTTCAAATTCAGGCTTACCGGCCTCTACACTTTTATGCTTGAGTGCCGCCGAAAGAGACTCTGTGATTTTGGTTATGAGTTCTTTCATTGTTTCCTCCGTTTTAGGTTTCCCGCGCCCTTTCTGTGATTCTTTAAGGGCTAGGATTTTGCCACCGCGCGCTGGCATAGTTACTAGGTCTGCACTCGTGCCATTTGCGGGAACAAATTTGGTTATGTAATTTACGTCGGTTTCCACGCCGTCAATTAGCATGGTCCTTTCTTCGCTCTCCCCCCCAGCAGAAACGGATATGCCTATAAATTCCCCACCATCCCCTACCTGCTTACGATATTCAAGAGCGGTCCGGCATTTGTCGTAGGCAAGTTTACCGGATTCCGAAATATCAAAGTGCAATTCGGCGTGGACTTCTTTTCCTACGACGCGCACATTTTTATAAAAACCGATTTTGTCCTGGACACGCCGTTCCGGCAAATCGTTTTCCTCAATTGTTCCAGAATGGTTAAAGAAACACCCTGCGCCCTCAAATACGGAAGGCGCGGAAGCAAGAGCCTCTGGGCCGTAGTAATTCATATCGGCAGAATTACCCAGCCCTTCGGAGATTATAATAACGTCAGCTATGTGGGGTTTTTCGGCAAGAACCAACTTTGAAGTTTCGCGTAAATTAGAAAGGGACTTCGCCATGAGTTACCCTCATTAGCGCAGTCCCTTGTTCGGGTGGTGCGGTTTTGAAAATTAGTCTTTAAACTTCTTTGCCATTCCCTTCGGTACTTCTTTTTTTATAGTCGTGTGAAATTGTATTATTTCGCCCTTGTCCAACTTAATCATGATGTCGGAAAAGTGGGCATCACGAGCTACCCTATAGTTACTTATAACATAAATCTCATCAGGTGTCAAGTCTTTTTCTTGCATTAAGATATTGCCTCTCTAATTTTAAGCTGTGCAAAAAATGTTCTATCGGGAGCAAGCCCTGCTTTCTCAATATCAACTTCGGAGAGCTTCTTTGATTTGGCTGCGGCGAAATTATCAAAGCGTTCCACAAGCTGAGAGAACAGTTTTATAAACGACTCATGCCGGACTGCTTCGGACATAGCGCGATTATACTTTCCGTTGAATTGCACAAAGTCAGAGCCGCGCTGCAATGGCGGGCGCACTATTATTTTTCCACCGTCAACAAACCAAAATTGGTAAATAAGTTTATCTTCAACAATCTGCGGCGTATCAAAGCGTACTTCGTCAAGCATCTTGCCGCTATTGCAGCATTCAATCAAAACCTGCGTCGTAGTGAACATTACAAGATTAGCCAGCGCATCGCTCTGTGCTAAGCGGGCAAGCAAGCGTTCATGTTTGCTTGCCATTTCGGTTAAAAGTGATTGCTGTGCTTGTGCCATTTATTCCCCCTGCACCTTTATTTTAAGATGATTTAACAAAATCCCGACGGCAATTACAGGGTCGTCGGAGTTTATCTCAACAAAAGTGTTGGCAATATCTTTCCCGCTTGGGCAGTCAATCGGATATGTGTATGACGTGCTACTTTGGAAGTAAAACATTATCCCCTCCTACATCCCCGAAGTTATTAATTGCGGCTGGCTTTCTACCCACTTGTCAAATGTAACAATCGCCGCGCCTTTGATTATACCATTCTCACCGCGAATTACCATAGCGTCAGGCACAAGCCCGCGCCTGTCCATTTCGTTAGCTAAATCCCTATCGGCAAGGTCAGCCCACGCTTTAGGAACAACGCGACGGTAGCACCGGCAGCGCGGATGGGCTGGCTGAAATTCATTAACTTTGCTCATGGATACCCCATCAAGAGGCCCGCATATTTCGCAAACGCGCTCATCGTCCATTGTAGTCCATACTTCGTCGTAAATCATACCGCCATTTTTTTTAGAAAAATCTACCCGAGCTTCTGATTGCGAGGATAGAATTTCCGTCAGCATTATATTTTTGAAAATGTCCCATGCGTCAAAGGCTGGGGAGCCCACCTTTGAAGCGTCAACCTCTTTGCTAAAATCAGTTGCGCTTCCACTATGCATTATTTCGAGTGATAGGTTTGTTTTTAGCACGGTAGCCCATGCGTCCGTCCACGCGGAAAAGCGATTATTCCAAGCAAGCGCGGCATTGCGCCCGGAATAGATGCTTACGGCTTCTCGGTAATGCGGATGAATTTTAATTTTAGGGTGGACATTTGGCGGTGTAAGCACGTCCAGCATCCACGCCTGCCGCAGCAATTCGCCCCTATAATTGGTTTTGAGGCCATCGCGCATAACTGGCAGGGCTTCCGTCTTAAAGCGGACAATCTCCGCGTCTATGGCGCGATTTAACGCGGATTGTAGGCCTTTCTGTTTGGCTTTAGCAAGTGTCCATGACTTACCGCCATGCTGCGCTATAATGTTTGCCTTCAATCGGCCTTTAGCTTCACCCCACTTATAGCCAAATGCAGAAAGCGCCGCGTTCTCCATACCGCGCATATCCTTGCGCGTCTGCGCTTCAAGTGCTTTCTGTACAGTTTCTTGACGGGGGTATGGCATTATTTTTTTAATTAGGGATGAACCTTTTTATATATCCCAAAAGACACTCGTTGCTACAAAAAATCATAGTATCAAGTTTATGCCAATTACTAGGCAATGATGGCATGGGTATTGTGTCGTCTGAAAAAATCTCATGTTTTGTGGCATGTTTCTCACCACAAAAAAAACATATATGCGTGTATTCGATATTCATAAACCATCCCCCTACAACGTGTTCAATTCGTCTTTGGTGTCTTGCTTCCAGTCTCCACGCACAGGCGAATCCGGCGCGGCTGCAAATCTGCTGGTTGGCGGCAATGTGTCGGCGGTCATCTGCAAGCCCTTCTCTCTATCTGCTGATATTTTAGCTTGTACGTCGTCGTAATCGTAAGTAGTGATACCCAATTCGGCAGCAACCATAATAGCAGCGGTCTGGTGGTCTATATAGCCTCCTGCTTCTGCCGTCTGGATATTAGCTATCGTTTCCGTCGTAGTGTCTTTGGTAATTGATGGGAAAATGAATTCAAGTTCATCTTTATACTCAAGCCCTTCCTCTGCCCATGCTATCGTCGCAAATTCGTGCAACATTTCCTCAAAGTCCTGCTGTAATCGGTCTATGGTTTTAGTGAAAGGCTCCGAAGCGACAAGCGCGGTTGCGCGATTGCCCACCCCTTGCACATTGAAAAACTCTTTCGGTGCGCCGACGATAAAGGCAATCACGCAAACTAGCATTTGCGAAAAATCATCCTGTGCGCTACCGCCAGCCGGAGGAGATAGCAATTGTCGGGTTACAGCTTCGTTATGAACATAAGAGCTACCCGGAGTAGGAAGAGACTGGGCTTTTGTACTTTCAGTGGTAACATCTGCGGAGTTACCCTTGACGGTAATATCATAAGTCCAGCAGGACTGGCTCCATTCGCGCACCATCCTTGCGCTATTGTAATCACGGAACCGCTTCAGCCATTCCAGAATTGGATAGAGCAAAGGCCGTCCGCGCTTCTCTGCCGAACTACACGGCAATTTGAAATGGGATACTCGGTCAAATGGTATCTGCCGTATGACGTAGCGCATTCCCGGCTGCTTCTTTGAGCCGGGTACTACGTCGTACCCGACAAACTGCTGGTACTGCGTCGGGAATGACTGGTAATAATAATACACGTCCTCTATGTTTTCTGGATTAGTAATTATGTCCCAAATCGTAGACGGGTGTATCGGCTGTACGGAAATTTTATCTAGGAAAAACTCGCCATACGTTAAATAATCCGGCCCCCAATTCTTGCGGAGTTTGCGACGGATTTTATTTTTCTTGTCAAACGCATTCCATCTGTCCAGCGCGGCGGGGTCTTTTGAATTGACTTTATATCCGCGCCCCATTGCATAATCCATCAGCAATTCAATAATGCGTTTTGCGACGGCGTTATGGTTTATCTCGTAATAGCACCGGCTATGCGCAGCAAGCATATCATACATATACATCTGCGTAT